AAAAGAATAGAAAGACTTAAAGATAACTTAGTGCACCAGGTTGACAACTTGAATGATCTTCACTATATTAGAGGACAAATCAAGTCACTAAATGACTTGCAACAAGATATAAAAGATCTTGTTAAAAAACAGGAGCAACAATAATGACAGAGTCCACGGAGAAACCGAAACGGGCTGAGACATTGGGAAAAGCTTACAAAGATGAAGCTAAAGTAAAAAAAGTCTTAGACGAAAAATCAATAGATAAAAAACTTTTAGATAGATTACCTACGCCTACAGGTTATAGAATGTTAATTCTTCCTTATGCGGGTCCAGAAAAGACAAAAGGTGGTATATTTTTAAGTGAAAATACTCAAGAAACAATTCAGTTAACAACAGTTGTTGGCCTTGTTTTAAAACAAGGTAACCTTTGTTATAGGGATAAAGAAAAATTTCCTTTAGGCAAATGGTGTTCTGAAAAACAATGGGTAATCTTCGGCAGATACGCAGGCTCTCGATTCAAAATAGAAGGTGGAGAAGTGCGGATCTTAAACGATGATGAAATCATTGCTACCGTATCTAATCCAGCTGACGTTTTGCACCATTACTAAGGAGGTAATATGGCTGAAGAAGAAAGAAAGTCTCAAGAAGTTGAGCTAGATACTGATGGCGTTAATGAGGAATCCGTTAGTATTGAAACACCGCAAGAACCTGATGAAGCTTTTTCTAAAAAAGAAAATGTAGATTTAGGATACACTGATCCAATCAGAGACAACGTTGAAGAGGAAGAACCCGAAGAAAAACAGGAACAACCTAAAACTGAAGTTGAGATCGGAGAAGAAGTTGAAACTAAAACTGATAATTTGAAAGATAAACAATCAAACTATCAAAAAAGAATCAACGAGTTAGTTTTCCAAGCTAAAGAAGCAGAACGAAGAGAAAAAGCTGCTTTGAATTATGCTAAAGGGTTAAAGAAGAAGTATGATAATACTGAAACTAGACTCCAGGAAACTGATAATAGTTACCTTAAAGAAATCCAAACAAGAGTCGCTTCAGAACAAGATAGATTAAAAGTATCTTTGAAAGATGCCTTGGACGCACAGGATTCTGAAAAGGTTGCTGACATAAACTCTCAAATGACTAAGTTAGCTGTAGAAAATGAAAAAGTTAATTTAACATTACAAGACAGAGAGTTTAAAAAGAAACAAGCAGAAGAAAATAAAGATACCTCACAGGAAGAGCAAATTCCAGGTGAACAACCAGTGCGAATATCACAAAAAGCACAGGATTGGGCAGGTAGAAATGAATGGTTCGGAGCAGATAGAGTTATGACTCAAGCTGCGATGGCTATTGATGAAGACTTAAGAGCCCAAGGGGTTGCTACTGACAGTGATGAGTATTATAATAATGTTAACAAACGAATGAAGGAGTATTTTCCTCAAAAGTTTGCCCAGGATTCGACTGATAAAGAGCCTGCAACTAAGCAACCCGTCCAAAACGTTGCTGGGGTAAGTCGAAGACAAGGAGGACGCAAGTCTGTGAAACTCACCAAATCACAGGTAGTAATCGCTAAGAAATTAGGGGTGCCACTAGAGGAATACGCAAAATTCGTGAAGGGAGGAAACTAATGGAAAAGATAAGAACTTCACGCGAGTCATCAACTCGATCTAAAGACGAGAGAAAAGTTGATTGGGCTCCATCATCCAGTTTGGATGCGCCACCTGCGCCGAAAGGCTACGCACATAGATGGATAAGAACATCAGTGCAAGGATTCGAAGATACATCTAATGTATCTAGAAAGCTTCGAGAAGGTTGGGAGTTTGTTAGAGCCGATACGATCATAAGTGAGTTTGGCAAAAATGAATATCCAACAATTTCTGAAGGAGCACATCAGGGGTTAATCGGAATTGGGGGCCTTGTGTTGGGCAGAATCCCTTTGGAGATTCTTAAAAGTCGTGAGGCATATTTTGATAAGATAACTCGAGATAGAGCTGACGCGGTTGATAATGATCTGATGAAGGAACAACATCCTGACATGCCTATCAATATTGATAGACAGTCAAAAGTGACCTTTGGTGGTAGTCGCAAGAAATAATTTTTTTGCAATTGCTATCGGGTCTTTAATAAAACGTTAACTAAAAAGGAAACTAAACTATGGCAAATGTACTAGAAAAATTCGGTCTAAGACCGTATAGAAAACTAGACGGAACACCATTAGTTGGAGCCCAAAACAGATATACGATAGCAAGCTCATACGCAACTGCAATATATCAAGGTGACCTAGTAACAGTAAATACTGCTGGGAACATCGAGAGATATAGCGCTGCGAATGCTGCAGGACTATCTACAGCTGTTGTGGGAGTTTTTAATGGTGTGTTTTATTCAGATCCAACTACTCAAAAGCCAACTTACTTGAACTATTACCCTGGTGGTGTAGCTGCAAGTGACATACAAGCTTTTGTTGTAGATGACCCAGATGCGGTGTTCTTAATAGATGCAGACGAAGCATTTACAAGAGCTGATCTTTATAAAAACTATGCTGTTACAAACACAACTGGTGTAACACAAACAGGCAATTCTAAAACTCAATTAGATGTGAGTAACTCAGGAACGACAATATCATTCGTGCTTCAAGCAATTGATATTTCGCAAGACCCTGATAACTCAGATGTCGCAACGAGTAACGCTAATATATTGGTAAGAATTAATCATCACCAATACAGAAGCAGAACAGGCGTATAAGGAGAATAAATTATGGCTATATCACGTTCGCAACTAGTTAAAGAACTAGAGCCAGGATTGAATGCACTATTCGGCCTGGAATATAAAAGGTATGAAAATCAGCACGCTGAGATTTATGCTACAGAAACATCCGACAGAGCTTTTGAAGAAGAAGTAATGTTAAGTGGATTTGCTTCTGCACCAACTAAACAAGAAGGTGCTGGAGTAGTGTTTGATCAAGCTCAAGAAACATTTACAGCTAGATACAATCACGAAACAATCGCTTTAGCATTCTCGATCACTGAAGAAGCAATCGAAGATAACCTATACGATAGACTTGCTGCTAGATACACAAGAGCATTAGCAAGATCTATGGCTAACACGAAGCAAGTGAAAGCTGCAAACGTATTGAACCAAGCACAAGTTACTACAGTAACTGGTGGAGATGGCGTATCTTTAATTAACGCTAATCACCCACTAGCAACTGGTGGTGTCTTGTCTAACGTTCTTGCAACAGCAGCAGATCTTAACGAAACTTCACTAGAACAATCTTTGATTGATATCGGTAAGTTTGTTGATGAAAGAGGCTTAAAAATCGCTTCTCAAGGTATTAAAATGATAATTCCAAAAGAATTACAATTTACTGCTGAGAGATTGATGAAGTCTCCTCAAAGAGTCGGCACAGCTGACAATGACATCAACGCTATTGCTTCAATGGGAATGGTACCTCAAGGTTACAGAGTTAATAACTTCTTAAGTGACCCTGATGCTTTTTTCNTAATGACTGATGTACCTAATGGCATGAAAATGTTCGTTAGATCACCAATCAANACAGCAATGGAAGGTGACTTCGATACTGGAAATGTTAGATTTAAAGCTAGAGAAAGATATTCATTTGGGTTTTCTGATCCAAGATGTATATTTGGTAACGGTAAATTACCAACTAGCTAATATTAATAATCAGTATTAGAAATTTAAGGGGCGGTGTTCACATCGCCCCTTTTTTTATGTATAATGTAAAGACCTAGAATAAAAATAGGTGTGTAGACTGGCTGGGCAGACGCTATAGAGACTATACATCGCAAACTATAGAAAAGGAAATAATTATGGCTAATACAACATTTAATGGACCAGTAAGATCCGAAAACGGATTTCAGTCTATTACAAAAAATCTATCAACAGGTGAAGTTACACCTAACTACCTAAACGTAAAATTTGATTTTACTGGTATGTCACATGCAGCGGTTACTACAGGAGCAAATGTTACTTTAGCAGGTGGCGTAGTTAGTACAGTGAACTTTACTGGAGCAGCAACTGCTGCTATGAATTTACCTAGTGCTATTGCAGGGACTAAACTTGCTTACGTACAAAGAGTAGATACAACAGGTGGAACTAGTACACTTACATTCAATGCAAATGGAACTGACGCTTGGTACACAGGTTCTTTAATC